CCAACAGCGGCGTTCATGTCTATGGCTGATGTAGGGCCTGCGCGTATGCTATGGGCCTACAAGAACCTGTGGTTGGATCAAGCCCCCGGTGGCAAGACATGGTGGAACTTTGCGCTTGAACACAGTGAAGAGTTGCAGAGCCGTGAGCGGAATTGGCAGGACACCTTTGGCGCTACGCAGAATGATATCTATGGGAAGTCCTCCGCTCGCGAGAAGATACTGCAATGGGGTAGCTGGCCTGTGGCTATGAGTGATAAGCTCAGCGCTGTGCCGTTATGGGTGGCACGGTTTGATAAGAGCATCAGTGAGGGGAGCAGCTTCGGCGAAGCGAGGGACCTTGCAGATTATAGCGTTCGTACACAACATGGGTCCACGGCGATAACTAACCAACCATTGCTTGTCCAAGGTGGCGGGCCGCTGCACGGCTGGCTCACCTCTGTCTACGGCTTCTTCGGTACAGTGATGCAACGTCGGATCGAGCTTGCGCATCAGCTTAACGATATGTACAAGCTTGGCAAAGAAGGCGAGATTGCTAAAGCTGGTGCAGCAATGCCAACGACGTTTAAGAACATCATGGTTTATGTTGTGTTGCCTACAGCGATCGAGGAATATGTGACTGGGCTCAGCACTGAAGATCGTCAAGGCTATGGTACACACATGACCAAGGCTGCTGTGCGCGGGCTATCGTCGAGCTTCCTTTATCTCCGCGATCTTGCCTATGGCATCACCACCAGCCATGACGCATCCATTGGGCTTCTGTCCTCGCCGGTTAACGACACCATGAAATCTGTGCGGGATGTGATGAAGGGCCGCGCGGCGATCAACCGTCAGCACGCTGGCAAGACCGTGCAGGATTTCATCACTACGTTTGGCGAAGCCTCGGGCATGGCCCCGAAGGAGTTCGCGAATATCGCGCGGTTTGGGATCGACTACGCCAATCGTGAAGCGCACCCGAAGGCGGTTAGCGACTGGCTGCGCGGGTTAACTCGAGGCACTGAGAAGAAGCGAGAGGAGAAGTAGAATGGAACCAGCATCGATACGAAGTAACAACCCCGGCGCAATGTGGGGCAAGGGAAATCCCATTGCAACGAAGTGGGGGAGTACGAAGACGGAAGACCTCGCGGACGGGTTGCACCAAGGGAATAACATCGCGCACTTTCCCACCGCGGTGCAGGGAGCCGCCGCGCAGTTCGACCTGTGGAAGCAGCACTACGTCGGCATGACGCTACACGACGCGATTCTGAAGTGGTCCGGCGGGAATTGGTCGCAGAGCTACGCGGACTTTCTGACGAAGCATACGCAGATCAGCATGTCCACGGTGGTGACCCCGGCGTTGCTGGCTAGCGCGCAGGGGTTGGCGCTGATGAAGTACCAAGCCCAGTGGGAAGCCGGCAAGCTTTACCCGCTCAGCGATGCGCAGTGGGAACAGGCGCAGGGGATGGTGTTCACGCTCACGACCACAGCGGCAGGCGTGGCTCCGCCCGCGCAAGCTGTGCCGCAGGCTACCGCCAACCCGAACGTAGTTGAGTTCACGATCCCGGCGGGGGTTACAATCAGGATCAACGGAAAGGAGATTGGGTGATGAACTACAAGTTGATATTGAATATCCTAACCACAATCAACGGCGGTCTTGTAACCGGCGCTGCATTGTTCAATCCACTGATCGGGCAAGACATGGCGCTGAAGGTGATCTCGGCGTTGGGTATCTGCCAGATCATTGTGAGTGGCATCAACTCGAACTTGACAACGCAGACCAATATCATCAAGGACGTTGCGTCTATAACCGGTGATGATGGGAAGCCCGCGCTGCGGATCAACGTCAATGCTAACGCCCCGCAGAATGTGGCGGCTGTTGCGATCGACCCTGCACAGCCTAACGTGGGCGCATCCAGCCCTGAAGTCCGTTCCACTCTTGTCGCTACTGCAAAAGGAGCCTAAAGATGAAGAAGCTAGCCTTGATCCTTGCACTTGCCCTAGGCGGGTGCAGTACTATCCAGACCTTGCAGCAGGTGGCGGGCACCGCGGTCACCCCGCAGCAGGCGCTGGTCGCGGCGAATGCGTTTGATGCGGCTGAAAGCGCAGCGACGAGTTATCTCGTATACTGCAAGACGAACCTGACTACGTCGGCGTGCTCGGCAGCGAACCGCCGGTCGGTTATCTCCTATACCCGCGCGGGGCGTGCGGCACGGAATCAGATCGAGACCGCGATTTCGACCTCGTCTACGATCCCAGCGACGCTGTACAACGCACTCGTCGCTGCGGTCACCAACTTGAAGGCCAGCCCGGCCGCAAACGGAGGAGCACAGTAATGGAAACCGCAATCCTTGCAGCGATCTCGACCATCCTTGGTGTAATCGAAACGGTGCTGCCAGCAGTGTCCGGCGCAACGTCGAGCACTGTCATCGTCAGCTTGGTCGGGATGCTCGAGAAATGGGTCCCGATTGTGCTGGCAGAGATGCCGTCCGCGGTGACGTTGTTTGATTCGATCAAGGGGGCTATTGCCGCGCTGTCGGCGAACCCGGCTACGCCTGCGGCACAGTTGCAGACGTTGCAGCAGCTTGACGCACAGGTGGACACCGGGTTTGAAACGGCGGCTGGCGCCGTGGACCCTGACGCACCGACCGCAACTGCGACCTAATCTAACGAGGCCGACGTGACTAATGCAGAATGGATAGCTCTAGGCACCTTTGCCTATACTGTTCTTGGTTCGTTCGTCGGCCTCACTTGGGGTGTAGGTCGTGTCGCACGCAATGTTGAACGAAGTATGCGTGCGGATATGGTTCAAGACTACGCTGAGTTAGATAATGAGTTCAATGAATTTCGTTCACGACGTGAGGAGGCTGATAGAGTTATCTATAATAGGATGAGCGACATGGAGACCGCAGTAAACAAGCGTATTACGGAAGTGGAATTCTATGTCAGAGATAACTACGTCTCGAATGACATGCTGGATAAGATCGTGGATTTGTTCGGAAAGAATATGACGTTGCAATTTGAAGCGCTGAAATCGGATGTGAAGCGCTTGGAGGTGATGTTGCAATCACGGTAGGTCCGACGGCGTTTCGGATTGCGCTGCCCCGGGTTGGTACAACACCTGCCCCTTCACCTTCGGATCAAGTCCGGCTTGTCGCAGCAGGCCGGACTTTTCCATGACTCCGATTACGCGCTCGATGGAGTGGAGCGGCACGCGGGCTTTGGCAAAGTTGATGATTTTGAACGCGGGGATTTTGCGCCCGCCGGTACAAGACGTGAGGACGTAGTGGTAGATTTCGTCCATGGCTTTCGCATCGGCGTTGCCGGCTCCGGCCAGGAAGATATCCGGCATATGCGCCTCCACCTCGCCGAGCCACGCTAGCGCGCGCTCCCAATCTGCGACGGTAAGCAATAGTGAGTCTCCTCGATCGATTGACGATACCATGGACAGTTTATATAAATGGACGCGCCGTCGCGTGGTGTAATGTAATAGTTTGGGATGGGTTGGAGTGGGCGGCTCTCCGGCCGCACGCCACTCACGAACTGCATCGGCGTAGGCGGAGGTAATCTCAAATTCACCGTGTAGAGTATTAATGCATTTGAGATCAGCGACAAGGTCATTGCTAAGGCTACGATCAGTCGGTACAAAGTCATCGCCGGTGATCCTTTCGTCAGAGAAGATCAGGATAAATCTAGATGTAAATCCTTGTTCCCAGGCGTAGTCTGGAAGCATGGCCATGAGGTTGCTGGGCGTGCTACCGCAGATTACATTCATCTGTGGGGCTTTAATAGCGAGCTTAAGCTCGTTGCCGCGCCGCCATTGGCGGAACTCGTCGGGGTCGTAGAAAGCGGACATCACCGCGATGACTTCGGAGTCGTACTTGTGCATGAATGCGCCGAGTTCATCTGCGGTGAGGTACATAGAATTGTAGTCGAGGGGTTGCTTCCCCGGCTGCGGCTCGAAGCGTTTGTTCTTTACCATTGCGTCGATCATGGCTGCGCCGGTTAACGACGTTGGAGCAGGGTGTGGGTCCATTGTCTCCATGTAATACTGACGGCTGCGCCGGATCGTCGCGGTTTTACCCACGCCGGGGTGGGCAATGAGCATGCAGTAGATGTTCGGGTACAAGGGTCCCTTGCCGGTCACCATACACACGCGCTGCTCTAGCGAAGCAGCTATCGCAGATATCGCCGCCCACTTACGGAAGATGATCGGCGTATCAAGCGCGGCGGTGCTGGCGATAAACGACTCGATCCAAGAGGGACAGCGTCGGGCTGCGCTGCCGTTTGTCTTCGCCGGAATAGTCTTTGAGCCCATCGGGGTTCGTCGCAGCATCATAGTCGCCCTTGTTCCAGCCAGTTTTGCAATCGTATGGGATGCACATGGTTCGGCCATGTGCAAGAGGAATGGGCTCGGCAAGAGCCGCGTGTATAATGGGGACCACCTTGTCTTCGAGGTGTTCGGGATACATCCATGTCAAAGCATCGTGGTCTTGCATCATCAGAATTGCGGTGCGCTCACGCCAGATGCGTAGCATGGCGCGGTTAACTATGTCTGCAAGGCTTCCTTGAGGGTCATATGCAATAGCTTCCCGGAGTGTGGCAGGGTCATTACGCCTTCCCATGAAGATGCGTTTCCTTCCAGTAAGCGATATAAGATAGCCCCGAGTTCGTAGGGAGCTAGCAACTGAACCATGCCATTCGAGATGAGCCGGAAATGCTCCGAAGTATGTTGGCTGGAATCGCTGGACGATTGGCTCAGGGAGTTTGGCTTGGGCGGACAGGGTCGCGGGCTCGCCCCCGTAGTTGCTTCCATGTCCGAGCTTCTTGCACATGAAACGATAGGTGTAATGTCGATAGTAAGGGCGTTCCGCGATAGCTTTATCTCGATGGAGGTCTCCGGTCCAGGGCAAAGCGGGCCAGCAAATTCGTGCAACTGCTGTATGAATGTCTCCAGATTCGACGGCGTCGAAGTAGCGCCAGTCGTTGAAGAGGTTGCCTTCGATTGCGCCGACACAGTAGGACTCGCCGGACTTGGCGTCGAATTTAGCAAATTTAAAGCCTGGGTCACTGATGAAAATAGATCGAAGTGACTCTTCGACATTCTGTAAGTTCCCTCCAGTACCGAACTCGGAGAAGCTGCTGCTAAAACGTCCCGTACTTGTTCCAGCAATGTTATAGCTTGTGCGCATTCTTCCGTCACTGTCTATCTCCGTTTTGAGAACTGATATCTTCTTGCCAATGTCTCGCATGGCGAGGATATGCGAGATAATCTGCCGCGCAATGAGGAATCCTTCGAGGCGCTCTAGCGCTTTGCGGTTCACCGTGACGCTGCCGCGGAGGCGGACCTCGGGCAGGCCGAGCTTGCCGTAAAGCAAGAGCTTCAAATCGTCTGGCGACCGCCAATTGAACCGGGTCATCCCGACGCCGTCGAGGACGATCCGCGTTAGCTGGTCTTCGAGGATTTCTAGCTTGTCGTGGAACTCGTCGATGACTTGGGCTTTACGCACCTGATCCACCAAAACGCCCCGCAATCGCATTTCCAGGGCTGGCCCTTGGAGATCGCGCGAGAATATGTAAGTGTTGGAAGTGTGCTCATCCAGTTGGGGGAGGAGGTGCTCAAGGACCTCAAGCGTGATTGCACAGTCTAAGCCGTTATAAACGCCTTCTCTGTCAAATTCATCGAGGTCCGTCGGCGTTGTTTCATGGGTTTTAATTATTCTCATAACCAAGCTCTCGTGCGCGTTTATGTAAGAGCATATGGTATGATTGATCTGGGCATATCACCAAATTATACGGTGTTTCATTGTCGTATTTAATCCCATTCATATGGTGAACTACAGCGCCCTTAGGCAATGGCTTGCCTAAGGCTTTCTCAGCAAGATGAATGTGTTGATAGACTCGTTTACTATTGACGGTTATAACCCAATACCCATCGAGGTTAAATCCACCCACGCCATAATCATTAACTACCCTTTTGGTTCTTCCGTAGACGCGCAACATTTGATAATGCTTCTCGCATAAGCCGTTACTATAATCACTGACATTATCACAATCATCCTCGGCTGTGCATTTTATTCTCTGGAATCCGCGCCCGGGTGTATTAGTCTTGGTTGGCTCACCATGTCTCCACTGCCGTTTATAATGGGTGGTGCATAATCCTTTGCAATAGGATTCTTTTTGACAATCTTCGATGATGCATTTCACACTATTCGTCCTTCTTTATAGTGGTAGTTCCCTTACGCTCCGATTTCCAGGCCGAATGTCCTGTGTACAACGAGCCCAAATATCCAAGTCCCTTCAGCGCCTCCGGCAACAGCGCGTGCTGGCAGAGCATGGTGTCATGGACCGCGCCGAAGGTGCGAATGCCATAGCTGCGAAGCAGGAACGCTATGTCATAGAGTCCGTTTTGGAAGACCTTGGGGATTGTGCTATCCTCAAGAACCGAACGTACGAGTGTCCAACACTCTCGTTCAAGTTCCGGAGTATTCCAATAACTGCGGCCTGACTTGCGGGGGTCATCAAATGGTACCACGAGCGCAAGGTCTCGTCGGGGAGCGAATCCAATGCATGTAATACGCGTTCCAGTTGTTTCGATGTCGCATGCAACGATTGGACTCGTCCGTACATATTGGCTAAAGAACGTTTTGATGTCATCGAGGTCAGGCTCTATCCAGATGGAACACGGAGGGCGGGAGATCGCAGGCGTGAGGCGCTCGCGGACGGCTTTGGACAGGTCCGCTATCGTCGTCGCCCGGAGGTCGTATTGGCGTAGCACAGCAGACGGGTGATAACAAAGCAGGAGTTTGTAACCGCTAACGCAGTGGCTGGAAACAATAGTGGTCCCACGAAGTTTGCTGATACCAGTTCGCCCAGCCAGAGCCCAGAGAGGAGTGTTACCCAGAGCAACAATGAGATTAGGATCGCAGGCGAGGATTTCATCGCCAAGTCGATCCAACTGCGGCGCGAAGCTGGCGCGGACGTATTTCGATGGGAGGAGCGCGGGGTAACCGGGGATGCCGGAGGCCTTCGGTCCGCAGAAGTATTCGAGTTTGTTGCGGGGGGGATGTTCGGCGAACACGTTGGTCCTGCGGACTTCGTCACGGTGCAACTCCCAGATAAGATTGATATGCTTGCTATCGCCGGTGCGGTAGTAACGGGCGATATATTCCTTGTCGGAAGGGGTGAAGGTGATGACGCTGGCAGCGTCTAGCATCCGCAGAAGCTCGATACCACTCGGCCCAACGAAGCCAACGCCGAGGCGGGTTTCTGCCTCCCCCGGCGCTTCGCCCACAAAAAGTATGGGTTTTGAAGGAGCCATATGCTAGAAGCATTTCTCTTCGACGAGCTTGGCGTAGCCGACTACGTCTTCCCAGTGCTGCTTGCTCATGGATTTCCCTGAGAGTATCCGCGAGAACTTCAGCGCGATCATATCCATGGCTTCGCGCTCGATGTCGGAGAGCTTGTTCCAGCCAGGGCCTGCACGGAACATACGCTTGAAGCTTTGTGAAATGATCGCGTTGTCTTCGAATGTGCCATGGGTTTGCTGGCGTTCGTTGAGGAACGGGAGTTCGAGCTGAGGCGCAGCTTCGATATCGCGTTGGAGTTCGTCGATCATGTCGTTGGGTAGTTTGAAAGGACGTTGCATTGTGGGCTCCATGAGGAAGGGGGTGGGCATTCGCGCCCACCCCGGATTGCATCAATCGCCGATCGGCGCGGTCTTGGCAACTTCGGCCCGGAAGCCGTCGCGGCCCTGGAGCGGCGTGTGTTTGATGAAGACCTTGACCTCAGCGTTCGGGACTTCGTCAATCATGGCCATCACGGATTTGCCTTCGGCGTCGATGCCGCAGTGTTCAAGGAACTCACGGAGCATCGCGACGGTGGTTTCGGTCTTCAACGCGTCTTGGGAAATCCAGAGCGTATGGGTAATGGATTTCCCATCGAGCCCGCCGAGCTTAGCGAGTTCCTCCTCGTCCACATCGGAGTCGGTGCCGATAGGGTTGAGGGTGAACTTGAAGCCGGGAGTTTTCTTCTGCGAGGATTCGATTTCCTCCGGGAGGCCTGCGACTACGCAGTGATATCCGCCGACCGGGAGCGGGGGCGGGAAGTTGAACTCGGTCGCGGGGCGGGAGAGGATGTCGGAAAGGTTGGACATGGGGACTTCGTCCTTTGTGAATAGGTTGAGTTGGAAAGGTTTCATTGGTGCTTTGGTTTTCTGCTGTCTGGGTTTTATGATCCTCCGTGGGTGAAAGTAGTCGCGGCCGCGGCGAGAGCTAGAACGGGATGTCATCGTCGGCGGTGGCCGCAGGTGGCGGTTGTACTTGCTCGCGTTCGTAAAGGTCGATCTCACGGCGGAGGGTGTACTCCACGCGTTCGAGCAAGCTAGCAGCACCTTCGTTGTTCACTTGGGATAGTGATCTGAAGGCTGCTGATAGAAATGCAATATTGCCTGCTGACATCATGCTCTCCTTGCCAGCGTGAGGGACTTCGGCTTAGCGGGTGCTGGCGTAGCCCGCAGCGTTGCGAAGATTTTCGCGAGACCGTCGTCGGTGGAGAGGTCCCGCAGCGCGTCGGGTTTCGGAAACGCAAGGTCGATCAACGCGGAGCTTTCCAGCTGAATACTGCGCTTACCGGCCTTGTTGACGTAGCGGACGTAGACTGGGAAGTATTGGGGAATCTTGGGCGAGAGCTTCTGGCCGACGCCTTGGGGGAACAGCTTCTTCGTGCCGTCGGGGAGGTCCATGTATTGGCCGTGGCAGATTACGATCACGTTACAAGTATAGGAGGCCGAAGTAATATGTGCGAGTGTTGATTCCACTGCGTCCTGTGCGTCGCCATAAACTGCACGGCCATCTTTCTCTCCCGATTTGCCGACGCTCGCAATGCTGTCGCGGAAGTCATACGCTGCATCACAGAAGCGCGAGAAACTATCAAGCACGAGGATGCAATTAGTGTCCCAATCAGTTGGTCGTCCGAGGTCATTGTCGCCGTCTTTCCAATGGTCGATCATCTTCACCGCGTTCACAAACGCCTTCGGTGTGCCGTCGATGACTGGGCCTTGGGCGCCGGCTTTGCGGCGATCGCGGAGGGTTGCAAACTCGACGTTGCGGATGCGGTCAGGGCAGCGGGAGAGTATGGCTTCCTTGAGCGGGTCGAGAAGGTTGTCCATATCGAGGATGCGGAGCTTGTAGCCGGCCTCGACGAGCGAGACGAGCGAGGTGGTCTTCCCGGACTTGGCATCACCGAGGAGGAGCAACTTCGTATACGTGTTACTTTGGTGATCTGCCAACGATGGCATTATGATTCTCCCTGTTGTTTCAACAAGCACTCCGTATAAATCGTATGCAAATCACCCTCCCGCAGGTCATACCCCCTCGTGTCCACGACCACCGAGATGCTCGTCGGCGACCCGTACTCCGGCCCGAAGGTCAGGGTGAACCCACCCTCGCGGATGTTGGTGACACGGGCGCGGAGGAGGGGGAGAATGGCACGGGCTGGCTTTCTTTCCATTTCGGCGAGTATCCTATCGTTGTCAGCGCGGAGGCGTGCGTATTCAGCGGCGCGTTCCGCCAAAATTGCGCGCGCGGGTTTTGAAGGAGCCATACCTATTCGGGCCAATGCTTGTCGAGAAATACATCGCGGTCGGCTTTAGACATGTGACGGTAGTTCTCGTCAAACTCCATATTGAGCTTCTTCGTAGATCGAGGTAGTAGATTACGGCGCAGGCCATCGTTAGAATACTTAGCAAGTATTTGATCTTCGGTCATCGTGGTTTCAACGGGTTCCATCGTTCCTCCAAAGGCAGTTTGACGAAGTCGGACTTGAGCCATGTCTCGCGGACGCTCGGGCTCTTCGAGCATATTCCGCGGAAGCGACACCCGCCAAATTTATCGCATGACGTGTCGTTCATAGGCCATACTCCTGCTGTGGCAAATGCTTCTGCTTGATTAAGCCAATACTCCAGATCAGTCATCCATTCTTCCAATTGCTCTTGGGTCCTGAATGTCGTTCCTCGCTCAAATCTATTCGGTTCTTGCAGTTTGATCTGCGCCGCCTCGATGATAATCCCGCGGACTGGCGCGTGATAGACCACCTGCGCGGCTATGGTGTAGAGCGTCATCTGGTTGTTTGGGGACCAGCCGTCGAAGTAGTAGGAAGACGGGGTTGTGGTGGTGGTTTTGTGGTCGAGGACGAAGAGTGCGCCGCCGAGTTCGACAACGCGGTCGAGATGGCCGCAGAGGAGGTAGGGTTGTGCAGATTCGATCTTGTAGAATGGACCAGGAGCAGCTACTATACCAGCCTTCGGCCCAAAGCCTAGCTCGAACTTGAAGCTAAGCTCAAC